ATAATTTCAGACAACCCATTCTTAAATATTACTGACTGGAGGCAAATAGCTTCTATAATAATGAAAAGAGCTGGAATAGCTGCGTATTTAACTAAAAATTCAGACCCCAACAAGCCAGGATATTGGCCAGATGAATGGTTTTATAGTTTGAACCCAGAAAAAATGAGGAAAATGGCAGATAATGACATTTCTAATATTACAGATGATGTTTTGCTTCAATTAGAACCTCCAGACTTACAAAAGCTAAAAGAATTTTGCACATTTTGGCTTAATGCTATATCAGATGCTGATGGCGCAAATACTGGTCAAGGTTTAGTTGGAAAAGATTCTGCAAAAACTAGTTTTCAAAATTCGAAGTGGAGAGGTGGAAATGCATCTGACTCAGGTAGTGGTCCACTCTCTTTAAATAGGCAAATTTTTGTATTAAACCCAGGGAATAAAGAAATTGTAACTAATGGCGCTGCTAAAGCTATAATGGAAACAATAGAAAAAAATTGGGATAGAGATAATAGAATTTTGCCATATTCTACTAGAGTTGCTTTAGAAAATTTTGGAATTATAGATAAAAAAAGAAATGCTATAAACAAATCAAACACTAATTATGTAGCAATGAAAGATGCTGGGTTTGAAGCTTACACTTTTGAAGAATATTTAGAGCAATTTATTGGTCCTAACTACCTTTTTAATGGTAGAAGTACTAGACAAGCTATAGATGGAACGCCCATAGTTAGACCTTCGTTATTAGCTACATCAAGTTTTTATACTACTTTAGCGCCATTTGTTAATTATAATGGCTTAAGTTTCGCTCACGTTTCAGATGTAACTAATGATAATGTTTTTGAGTTTGTATGGTTTAGAGACGAGCAAGATGTTTCTAGAATAGGAGAGTTACAACCAGTTCAAGGAACTTCTGATGGCGAAAGTCAAAATAAAGATGAAGAAGAAAAAAATGAAGAAACTGTAGACTTAGAACCTGTAGGAGTATTTGTTATTGATAGTCCAACGTATTTAGTAGACCCAGAAGAGCCTGAAAATAGTTCAAGTTTTTGGGGCACACCAAATAAGCAACCAAACCCAGGAATTACATTTTCAGATGAAATAGATGAAGACCAACATTTAGGATATAATTGGTGTAAAGGAGCTAACACTTTAAGTGATATAGCTCCAACTTTAACAAGAAGTGGAACGATTAAAGATGCTGGAGGTGAAGGAATCTTATATATAGACTTTTCTGATATGAGAAGAGGTGATATGAAAAGAGATTTTTTCCCAACAGAGGGTGATGGAGGAACTATTAGTATAGGCGGAGTCACTAGAGATAAGTTAAATCCAACAACAAATCCTACAGCATTTGTTTGCTATGCTATGACTTGGGATGTAAGTTCAGGAACTAACAATCCAGCTCTTGGTTTATTTGGAGTTTCAGACATGGCTTATGCTTGTAGGTCTTTTTTAAGAAAATTTTGTTCAAATTTATATGGCAGAATCGATGAGGTACAAAATGAAACAAGCGAAATATTTGGGCAAATTTTAGGCAGAGCTGGGGAACATGAGGATTTGATATATCAACAATTTCACACTTTATTTCATCAATGGCAAATTTTAGGCTCTATTGGAAACAAAAGAATAAATAGCCCAGCGATAAAAACATTAACTCCTAATGCGGCTTTGAAATTAGAAAAAATATATGGAGCTACTGGCAATACGGAAGGTAATTGTGGCCAAGCTGACTCAATAGCAGATGATAAGGAAATTGTAAACTTTAGATATGATTATCCTTTACAGTCTCAAATAAACCCAGACGGAAAACCAGCTATTGATGTTGCTGATTCAGTAATAAATATCGACCCTTTGTATAACGCAAAAGCAAATACAACAGTTTTAAATATTTTTCAACAAGTTTGTACAAAAAACAATTTTATGTTTTTTCCTATACCTGGGAATTCTAGGTATAAATGTATAGAAGATATATTCAGACCAGTAACCACTGTAAGAAATCCAAAAATAGGAAATTTCTTTCAAATTTTGTTTAATCCAACACCAGAAAGTAGAACTTTAGACGCAAATTCTGATGAAGCAAAATCTTTAAAAGATGACCCAAAAGATTTTACAGTACAAGCATTTCCAGTAAAGTTTGGAGACCCTAGCAATAAAATAGTTAGAAATGTTACTGTTTCTACTGATGAAAATAAAGTTACTGCTGAAAGTATTGTTAACTTACAGAAGATAGTTGATAATGAAGATAATTCTAGAACTGTTACTACTGATTGTAGTTTATTGTCTGTTTTTGAAGGAAGAAGTTATAAGTGTAGAGTTGAAACTATAGGAAATGCTCAAATTTCTCCTATGCAATTTTTCTACCTAGAGAACCACACTATCTTTACAGGTCTTTATCAAATAATTAAAGTAGACCATACCATAAGTCCTAATAATATGACAACTGAATTTGAGGGTATAAAAATGAGGTTTGCTGCAGGAAGTTATGGAGGTATTGTACCAGTTACGTTAGCTGATTTTAGAGAAGCTGCATTAGCAACTAAACAAGCTCCTTTAGAAGAAAAAGCACAAACAGCAGCTGAAGCTCAAGCTCAACAAAATTATTTAGATAATATAAGACCAATCTCTTCAGGTCCTAGTGGAATTGTTGGAACAGGAGAAGGTTCAAAACAAGTTTCTGACTATCTAAAAGAAGGTACTCAAACTAGGACAAATATAGAAAGACTTATAGATGAAAGTGTAAAAGTAGGAATTACAAATCCAAAAATGATTGCTGGTATACTTTCTATTGTTAGTAAAGAAAGTGGTTTTGAATTAAAGTTTGAAAATTTGACATATAGCTTAGAAAGAGCTTATGAGGTTTGGCCTAGACTTAAAGATTACGACCAATCAGTTATAGATAAATGTTTTAATCCTACAACTAAAAAAGCTGATACAGAAAGATATAGAAAGGAATTGGGAAAATTAGTTTATGGAAGAACTTATGGAAATGACGGATATCGAGGAAAACCTGGAAGAAGTAACCACGAATTCGACATAGATTTTGCTGGACCTTATACTGACGGATATGACGGGTATAGATATCGTGGTGGAGGGTATAATCAGATTACTTTTAAATCAGCTTATAAAAAAGTAAAAGAAGCTTCAGGAATAGATGTACTAACAAATCCAGAATTAATAATAAAGTCGCCAACATCAGAGCAGTCTTGTATAGCATTTTTCAAAAGAAGAATCGAAGGCTTCCCAGCAAGTAAGTGGAAGGAGTGGGGTGCTACAAATGGAAATAGTCTTTCTGTTAGTTTTTCTAAAGTATCTGACGCTGTATTTTATGCATATCATTGTAATACTGGTACAGGTAAGTCTGTTGCAGAAGTAAAAGCTTTAAACTCTCCAAATAGTAAGTTAGGAGGTATGCAAAAAGCTCAAGCTAGAGCTCCTTACTTGCTAGAGTTTGTAGAAAAATATTTAAACTTACCTATTTCAAAAGACGGTCAAGGTGGTGCTTCTACACCTTCTTCATCTACTCCCGGTACATTCAATTCAAATGAAGGAGGAAGCTTACCTTACACAGGGCCAAGTCCAAATGCTGATAAGTTAAGAAATAAACTAAAAGAATTAGGATATAAAGAAAAAGGAAGAGAAATATCAAATGGTGGAGATATAAGTAATGAAATTACAGAAGCCATGCTTGCAATACTTCAAGATATTAAAGATAAGCATCCAAGTTATGCTGTAACGCTAACTGGAGGTAATGATGAGTATCATCAAAAATTAAGCTATAATAGTAGGCATAAATCAGGTTATGCTATGGACTTTGTGGTAAGCCCATCAAAAAATCCTAAAGATTTAGATAATATAGTTTTAATTTTAGAATCATTCAAAAAGAAATACAATCCAAAAGGAGTTTATATAGATGAATATAGAAGACCTTCTAGTGCAGCTACTGCTGGACATTTTCATGTTCAAATAAACTAATTCAATAAATTTTATTTATATTTGCATTTACAACATTTGTTTATGTTAAATGAGCTTATAAAAATATGCAAAATAATACCTTACACTTCTGAGGATGAAGATTTTATAGTTTTAAATTATAAAAACTTTGCACTAGAACTTTATAAACCTAATTCTATTTTAGAAGAAAACTTTATATTGCCAACGTTAATAATAGGTTGGGGTACAGTTAAAAAACATTTCCCAGAGCAGTCCATATTAAATCCAAAAATAAGCGATAATTTGTATTGGACATATAGTTTAACAGAAGATGAATCTAAATGTAAGTCTGATGTTGAAAATTTTTTAAATTTCTCTATAAAAAAATTTTTTAATAAAAAGCTTATCACATATGATAGCATAATAGATGGAGAACTTAAAGATTTTTTGTTAAATAATATAAACCCTCAAATTAGGTCTTTTATATATTTTCATAAAAACGCATGTTACATACATAATGATAAAAACACTTATGCGATAAGTCTTTTAAGTTTAGAGTTTATAGGTAAAGATTTTAAGAAAATACTAACTTCTTTAATAAACAAAATAGAATGTACAATACTTAGTTATTACAATATATCTAGGTATGTTTATTTAGATGAAGTAAGAGATGTTATGACTACTGAAAACATATTTTGGTCTAAATATTCTTACAATATAGAGCCAAGAGATTTTAGCAATATGTTTTTAGGTAAAAATATGCATAAAAACATACCTCTCTTAATGAAAATAATAAGAGAAAACAATGAAGTTAATAATGATGAATTAAATTCTTGTAAAAGACAGACTAAAAAAGATAAAATTACTTCTTGGTTATCTCAAAATAAAATATATTTTGATAAAAGTTTTAATAGTCAAAATGGATTGAAGTTTACTTGGGATAATGGAAAAAAATATTTAATATTAAGATATTCTGACAAAAGAACTATAACTGGTAGAATTAACTGTGTAGATAGTTTTAATCCACAAATGCTACCTAAAGATAGCGAAGTAAGAGAAAAGATTATATCCAGATATGATGGTGGAAAAATAGTTATATTTGACTACAAATCTTTTGAAACAAGATTGTCTATGTATCTTTCTAGAGACGAAGAGTTTATATTAAAAAATATGAATTCTGATTTACACTTAAATACAGCAAAAGCTATATTTGAAAGTGAAGAATTAACTTCAGAACAAAGAAAGTTAGGTAAAGATATAAATCATGCCATACTTTATGGGGGAGGAAATGTTTTGTTGAAAAACATAATATCAGAATCAGGAGAAATTTCTAATGTAGAAGATTCTATTGATAGAGTAAAGCATTTTTTAGAACCAATATTAAACACTTCTAGTTATATAAATGATGTATATAAAGAGTTGGGATATATAATAAACCCTTTTGGAACTTTAATTAAGCCTAATAAATCTTATGCAGCTTTTAATAATTATGTTCAATCTACAGCTGCAGATATAGTAGTTGATAAAATTTCAGAAATAAAAGATTGGTTAAAAAATAAAAAATCTTCTTTTATGTTTCAAGTTCACGATTCTTTTGTGTTAGATATTTCACCAGAAGATTTGAATGCAATTGAAGAGATTAAGTCTATATTATCAAAATATAATGATATGGTTTTTGATGTAGATGTTTTGTCTGGAAAAAATTATATGGAATGCAATTAAATCAATTTGATTTTATAGAAATTAATATACCTGGATATAAAACTATTAAAGATTGTTATTTTTTTGAGGACTATACAGATAAATATTTTATAGGAATTTCTCAATATAAAGAATCTAAATTTGTTTCAGTTTTTATTACAGAAAAAAAGTATATAAAAAAAAAGATAAAATCAAGAGGAAGATTTTTAATAATAGAAAAAGAATATAGTGATTCAATTTTTTTATTTGATTCAAAATTTAATATAATTTTACTTCATAAAGAAATTTATGAACGTATTGATAGAGTATTTTTGGTTGGAAATTTAGATTTCTTATTTATAAAACCCACTTTTTTCAACAAGTTAAAATATAAGTTGAAAAGTATTTTAAAATATCTTTAAATCTTATTGCTTTTTGCTGTTTTTTTTCTTTGATTTGTAATGGAAATTAAAATTAATTTCTATTTATAAATACACTCTATTAGAGAGTTTGTTAAAAAGTCACAAGGCTGTATAAAAAGCTGTTTAGACTAGTTAAAACTAATTAAAAAAGAGAAAAATGAATGGAGAAAACTACGTTCCCTCAACTAACAATGTTGGGGGAACAAATTCAAATCAAAACACTCAAAATACCTCTTCTGGTATGAACGTTGAGGAATTCTTAAGTGATGTAGAAAAAGTAAATCAAGAAACTTTTAAGAACAACAGAAAAAAAGTAGATTTAAAAGAAGCTACTTACAATCCGAAGCCTGGTAAAGTTCCTGAAGGAGAAGAAATTAGAATTGTTGCACCAATTGAAGGTAAAGCTTTTCAAAAAATTGATTTTCACTGGAATATAGGCTCATCTAAAATGGTTGTGTGTCCTGCACAATATGGAAGAGAGTGTCCAATTTGTCAAGATTTACAAAATCAACCAGATGGAGATGATAAAAAGAAAAAAGAAGCTAAAACTAGATATTTTCTTCCTATAGTTGTTAGAGGAAAAGAAAGTGAAGGTCCAAAGTGGTGGGGATTCCCTAAAACAATATTAAACACCATAGCTGGCTTGTACAAAAACAAATATTACGGTGATATATCAGATTCTTATCAAGGAAATGATTTGCAAATAGAATTTCCTTCTGATGCTGATGTGGCAACAATAATGCCAGCACCTATGAAATCTGCTTTAATGTCTGATTCTGCAGGAAACCCAGATGAAGAAAAAATACAAACTTTAAGAAATCTAGTAAAACCTATAGAAGAAATTTTTATAGAATTACCTTATGATGCTATTGTTAAAATTTTGAACAAAAATAGTTCAAATGGAAATGTTGAACAACAATAAATTAAAATTATGTCAGAAACTTATAATACTTTAGAACATTTATTTTTATTTAATTTAGATTTAAATGTATCTTTTAAAATAATAATTATTATATCTTTATTTTGTCTTGGGTTAAGAACAATAACTGATGATGGAAAGATAGGTCAGCCCCTAAGGGATTTAGCAAAAAAACTACCAACAAATTTAGGAAAACCAATACTTTTATGTTGCGCTTGTATGTCAAGCATTTGGGGGACTATTATTTATTGGTCTTTTTTTGGAAGTAATATACCTGAATGGATTCTAGTAGTTATCAGTGCTTCCTTTTTAAATTCTTTCTTATGGGAAGTGAACACATTAGTGGTAGATAAAATAAAACAAATAAACAAAAATTAATTAATATGTCAACAAAAGAAAAGTCAGAAGAAAAAATAGAAACAACAGAAAAAAAGTCTGTAAAAGTAAAAGCTAAAAAAACTTTTTCACTTAATGATTATAGAAAAAATCTTGATATAGAAGAAGTAGAATATAAAGAAGACGAGTGGATTCCTCTTAGTAAAGCTTACCAAGACACAACACAATTGCCTGGTATACCTATGTATGGAGTTACTATGGTTTATGGACACCCAGACTCTGGAAAGTCTACTTTGGCTTTAGAAGCTGCAAGAGGTGCTATACAAAACGATATTCTTCCTATTTTTATCAATACAGAGAAGAAGTTTAATTGGGGTCATGCTAATGAAATGGGAATTCTTCAAGATGACATGCTATATGTTGATTCAATTGAGGAAGTTGAGGATATATGTAGATTTACTAGAGACAGGCTTAAAGACCAAAGAGAAGGGGCTTTGCCCACAGATATACTTATAATTATAGACTCAATTGGTAATGTTGTAAGTAAGGCTGAAAAAGAAGCTATTGAAAAAGATGCTGATGGGGCTATAATGAAAACAGCAAAAGTGTTAACTCAACAAATACATAGAGTTATTGAAAAGCAAGTTTCTGCTACAAAAAGAGCTGATTATCCTTATAGTGCAACTTTGTTAATTGTAAACCATGCATATGAAGGAACAAATGCAAACATGCTTATTCCTTATGGTGGAAAAGGAATTACAAAGGCAGCTAGTCTTGTAATAAGAATGGGAGGCATTATTTCTAACTCAACAAAAGTTTATGCAACCAAGCAAGGTATAGATGTTTCTTTTGCTATCAAAACTGCAATTGTTGTTGATAAAAACCATGTTACCAATATAGCTGTTAGAGATAAAATTCTTTGTACTGCTCATGGTTTTGTAAAAAATACCACTACAGATTTAAATAATTACAAGAAAAATCATAGAGACGGTTGGGAATTAAGGTTTGACAAGGACTGGGAAAAGTATGGGGATAATGAATAAAAATCTTTATTGATTTATGGCAAAAAAAATACTCTTAATAGATGGAGAGTGGAACTTGAAAAGAAACTTTATGAAACGACAAGATTTGTTTTCAAAAGGAGAACATTGTGGCGGTTCATATGGTTTCTTAGATAGTTTAAGGTCTGTAGTTGATAAGGTTATGCCAGACAGAGTTGTTGTGTTTTGGGATGGTATAATGTCTGGTTTTTTTAGAAAAGAAATTTATCCTTTATATAAATCTGAAAGAGATAAGTCTTGGGAAGAAGAATCTTATTACTATACTGATGATGAAATAGATGAGGAGAGGCAAAGAAAATATAGCATATTAAAACAAAAGATAAAAGTTAAAAATTATCTTGAAGAACTTTGTGTTAGACAAGTAGAAGTTGAATATGTTGAAGCTGATGATTTGCTGGGTTTATATGTTAAAAACAGAAATGAAGATGACAACATATTAATCTTTAGTAGTGATAAAGATTTTCATCATCTTGTAGATGAAAATGTTTCTATAATAAGACCTTCTGATGGAAAGGTAATAACTGTCGAAAATTTCAAAGAAGTTTTTGGTTATACACATGAAAATGCTCTTTTTGTAAAATGCTTAGAAGGAGATGATTCAGATTCTATAAGTGGAGTCAAAGGGGTGGGTTTAAAAAAGATGAAAACATATTTCCCCAGGTTCTTTGAAGAAAGGTACACTTTAGATATGCTTATAAGTGAAGCAGAGGAAAAACAAAAAGAAAAATCTTTAAAAATATACGAGTCTATAATAAATTCAAGAAAGACTTTAGAGTTAAATAGAAAGTTGATGAATTTAAAAAGTCCTATTGTAAATCAAAAGGCTATAGATGAGGTAAATGAAATATCTGACTGCCTAATAGTAATGCCAGATATAAATGATGAGAGAGGCATAAAAAATGCCATGGATATGTGTGTTCAAGATGGATTTAATATGCACATGTTCAACAATGATTTGTCTTTATTTTTTAGACCTTTTTATAGAATAGTTTCTAAAGAAAAAGATTACTCTTTAGAAGTTTTAAAAAATGTAAAAAGATAAGTTTTAAACAAAAAAAGCTCTTTACAAAACTTGTAGAGCAATTGTTTAAAACCCATAGTATATTTTAAAAAAAACGAATAAAAAAATAGTTATTTATTAAAACCTAAAAGAATAAATGGAAGAAAAAATTAGCATAAAAAATATAGAGGAAAGCGAAATAATAAATGCTTTTAATGATATAGAAGATACTTCAAGAAGGGAAGCTATGAAAGAGGTGAGTTTTCAAACGAAGTTGATAAAAATATTCTTAGAAGATGAAGAGTTTTCACAGCAGATATTAGATATTTTACATGCTAGATATTTTGATAATATTCATCATAAAATTCTTTTCCAGCATATAGTAAAGTATGTAAATAAATACAATTTACTACCAAATTATGATACTTTAAAAAGTGTAATAAAATATAAAGAAGTAGGAATTCAACAAGAACAACTAGTTGAATTAGTAGATATAATATCTGGATATAAATATAATGACCAGAAATTTGTAAAAGAAGTTTCTTTAGAGTTTTGCAAAAAACAATCCTTAAAAAGAGGTTTGTTAAAAGCTGCAAAGGCATGGGAAATAGAAGATTATGATAACATTTCAGTTATTATTGGAGAATCTTTAAAGTTAGGAGAACCTAAAAGTAGTGGGCACAATTATTTGGTTGATGTAGAAAGAAGGTTGATAGCTGAGAATAGAAATCCTATAACTGCAATGGAAGGTTTAGACCCAATTATTGGAGGAGGTCTTTCTGGTGGTGAGTTGGCTATATTGTTAGCTCCAACTGGTGGTGGTAAATCTATGGGGTTAGTTAAACTTGCAAGTAATGCTATATTGGACGGGAAAAAAGCTGTTTACTATAGTCTTGAAATGAAAGAAGAAAAAATAGGACATAGATTTGATGCTGCACTAAACAATATACCTCTAAAATATGTTACTGAATATGTAGATAAAATCAGAGAAACATCTAGGTATATATCAAACAAAGGAGGTGATTTGTTTATTAAAGAATTTCCAACAGGAACAGCATCCGTCAACACTTTAAGGGCTCACTTACAAGCTTTAGAGAGAGAGCATGGAATAAAGCCAGATATTATGTTTGTTGATTATGCTGATATTATGAAATCTACTGCTGAATATTCTGAGAGAAGATATAACTTAACAAGTATATACGAAACTTTAAGAGCCTTAGCGATGGAGCTAAATATACCTATTTGGACAGCAACTCAGGCTAATAGAGATGCTATAAACTCTCCAAAGTTTGACTTAAAGGTTATTAGTGAAAGTTTAGGAAAAGCTCAAACAGCAGACCTTATTTTGGGAATAGGAAGAACAGAAGAGGATAAGATGGATAAGAAGGCAAAGATGATGATTCTAAAAAATAGAAATGGTGAAGATGGTTTCACAATAGATTTACATTTTGATACTTCAAATTTAGATATTAGAGTTTTGCAAGATATAAATCAATCTAAATTAGGTATATCTAACATATCTGGCCTGAACATAGAAGAAATTATTACTGCAAAATAACTAATTAATAATTTTTTATTATAATTAATATAACTTAGATTTGCAACTAAACTAAAAAAATAATAAATATGAATAAAGACGACAAAAAAACTAACAAAAATCAAGAGCCGATTTTAATAACAAATCCTAATAGATTTGTTATTTTTCCAATACAACATGATGATATATGGCAATTTTACAAAAAAGCAGAAGCTAGTTTTTGGACGGCAGAAGAAATAGATTTGCAAAGTGATTTGTCGGATTGGGAGACTCTCAATAAAAATGAAAAATATTTTATAAAAAATGTTTTAGCATTTTTCGCAGCGTCAGATGGTATCGTAAATGAAAATTTAGCAGAGAATTTTGTAAATGAAGTTCAATACCCAGAAGCTAAGTTTTTTTATGGGTTTCAAATAGCTATGGAAAATATACATTCTGAAACTTACTCTTTGTTGATAGATACTTATGTTAAAGATAAAAAAGAAAAAGATAAATTATTTAAAGCATTAGAGAATATACCAGCAGTTCAAAAAAAGGCTGAGTGGGCTTTAAAATGGATTGAATCTGATAGTTTTGCAGAGAGACTTATTGCTTTTGCTGCTGTAGAAGGAATATTTTTTTCTGGGTCTTTTTGTTCTATATTTTGGCTTAAAAGTAGAGGTAAAATGCCTGGTTTAAGTTTTTCTAATGAGTTGATTTCTAAAGACGAAGCCCTTCATTGTGATTTTGCAGTTCACTTACACAATAATCACTTGATAAATAAAGTTTCAGAAGAAAGAATAAAAGAAATTATAGGCTCTGCATTAGAGATAGAAAAAGAGTTTATCACCGAATCTCTACCTGTTAGTTTGATAGGGATGAATTCTAAATTAATGTCTGAATATTTAGAGTATGTAGCAGATGCGTTGTTAAGAGATTTAAACTGCTCTCCAATGTTCAAAACAAAAAATCCTTTTGATTTTATGTCTATGATAGCTTTAGAAAATAAAACTAACTTCTTTGAAAAAAGAGTTGGAGAATACTCTAAGTCTGGTGTTGGGCTGGATGCAAGTGAAAATAAAATCGCTTTCGAAGGTGATGATGATGATTTTTAAAATAAATAAATAATACGATAATAATATGATAGTAATTAAAAGAGACGGCTCAGAAGAAAATGTGAAATTTGATAAAATTTCATCTAGAATAAAAAAACAAACTTATGGTTTAGACCCTGACTATGTAGAGTATATGGAAGTTGCAAAAAAGGTTATTGCAGGAGTATACGATGGAGTTACAACTAGAGAGTTAGATAACTTAGCTGCTGAAACAGCAGCTTCTTTAACAAGAATACACCCAGACTATTCTATATTGGCAGCTAGATTGTCATTAACTTCCTTAAAGAAAGAAACTAAAAAATCTTTTAAAGAAACTGTAATGGATTTATATAATTATATAGACCCTAAAACAGAAGAAAACGCACCATTAGTTTCTAAAGAAATTTATGATTTAGTTAATGCTCACCATAAAAAAATTGAATCCATGATTATCCATGATAGAGATTATGATATGGAATATTTTGGATTTAAAACTTTAGAGCGTTCATACCTTCTTAAAATAAATGGAAATACTGCTGAGACTCCTCAACATATGTATATGAGAGTTGCATTAGGTATATGGGGTGACAATTTTAAAGAGGTTCAAAAAACTTACGAATTACTATCAACTGGATACTTTACTCATGCAACTCCTACTTTATTTAATTCTGGCACTCCAAAGCCTCAACTTTCTTCTTGTTTCTTGGTTGCAAACAAAGGAGATGATATAGACTCTTTGTTTGATACATTAAAAGATGTTGCAAAAATATCTAAGTGGTCTGGAGGTATTGGTCTTCACGTTCATGATGTAAGGTCTAAAGGTTCTTATATTAAAGGAACAGGAGGTAAATCTGACGGTCTTCTTCCTATGTTAAAAACTTACAATGAAGTTGCTCGCTGGATAAATCAGGGTGGCAAAAGAAAAGGTTCTTTTGCAATATATTTAGAGCCTTGGCATTATGATGTAGAAAGTTTTATAGAATTAAGAAAAAATCATGGTAAAGAAGAAGAAAGAGCTAGAGATTTGTTTTTAGCATTGTGGATACCAGATTTATTTATGAAAAGAATCGAGGAAGATGGAAATTGGACTTTAATGTGTCCTAACGAGTGCCCAGGACTTTCTGATGTTTATGATGTCTATCCTGAATATGATGATTTAGGAAATATTTTAAATGAAGAAAAAGTGAATTTGGCTTTTACTGAACTTTATACTAAGTACGAATCGGAAGGTAGAGGAAAAAAGACAGTAAAAGCTAGAGAGTTGTGGGGCAATATATTAGAAGCTCAAATAGAGACTGGGACTCCTTATGTTTTATACAAAGATTCTGCTAACAAAAAAAGTAATCAAAAAAACATAGGAATAATAAAGTCATCTAATTTGTGTACAGAAATAATGGAAGTTTCTACACCAAATGAAACTGCTGTATGTAATTTAGCTTCTATTGCTTTGCCTAAAATGATAAACATTCCAACAGGAAAAGTAAAATCTAAAGACAAGTCTTTGAGAAGTTATGATTTTCAAAAATTATATGATGTTACTTATCAAGCAACTTTAAATTTAAATAAAGTTATAGATGTTAATTGGTATCCTACTAAAGAAACTAAAAAGTCAAATATGAGACATAGACCTATAGGTTTAGGAGTTCAAGGTTTGGCTGATACTTTTGCTATATTAGGAATGCCATTTGAGTCTGATGAGGCAAAAAAACTAAATAAAGACATCTTTGAAACAATATATTTTGCAGCAATGACTGCTTCAAATGATGTTTCTAAAGATTTATATAAAGCAGAAGCTAAGTCAGATTCAGAAGTGTCTACAACTGTAGGAGCATACTCTACATTTAAGGGTTCACCAGTTTCAGAAGGAATTTTTCAATTTGACATGTGGAACGTAAAAGAATCAGAGCTTTCTGGTCTTTGGGATTGGTCTAAATTAAAAAAGTCTGTAATGAAATATGGAGTAAGAAATTCCTTGCTTTTAGCCCCTATGCCAACTGCTTCTACTGCTCAAATATTAGGAAACAACGAGTGTTTTGAACCTTACACAAACAATTTATACAAAAGAAATGTTTTATCAGGAGAGTTTGTGGTAGTTAACAGACATTTAGTAGAAGATTTGATAAATATAGATTTGTGGAATGATGAAATTAGATTAAAAATGATTCAAAATAACGGCTCTATACAAACAATATCAGAAATACCATTTGAATTAAAGCAGGTGTATAAAACTGTCTGGGAAATGAAAGCTAGTAAATTAATAGATATGTCTGCAGATAGAGGTGTCTTTATAGACCAATCACAATCAATGAATTTATTTATAAGAGACGCTAATGTTGCTAAGTTAAACAAAGCTTTATTTTACGGATGGAAAAAAGGTTTGAAAACAGGTATGTATTATTTAAGAAGTAATGCAAAATCTGAAGCTAGAAAATCTTTAGGTGCTGATATTAGCTCTGTAAAAGAAAGCAATAGCAAACCAATGGTTGAAATTGAAGTTGTTGCTCCTACTACTTATAATGGAAATGGTAGTGGTAATTATGAAAGTAAAGAAAGTTCTGGAGTTAAAGTGAGTGAAGAAGTTTATGTAGAAAAAGAAATTCCTCAAAATAATTCTACAGACATTTCTCAAGAAGAGCTAGATGCAATGTCTCAATTGCAGTGTAGCTTAGACAACCCAGAAGCATGCCAATCTTGTGGAAGTTAATTTTACTATTAACTATTAGATTATAAAAGCTCTACAACAGTAGGGCTTTTATTTTTTGTAATCTATTTATTATAACAATATATTTATCAAATGGAAAAAAAAGAATTTTTAAGACTTTTAAGAGAAGCTGTAAAAAAAGAGTTAGAAAAAAGAAGAATTTTAGAATCAGAAACTCAAACTAAACCAGATACAGACACTCAAAAAGATACAGGAAAAAAAAGAAGGAGAGGAATTCCAGATAGAGACCCTAAGCCTAACACAGATATTAAGCCAAAGGCAATAAAAAAAGCACAAGACGAATTAGCAAAAGTTACTAAAGATGTAGAGGATTTGTTAAAGTCAATAAAAGGAATTAAGTTAGAAAATAAAAATTCTTTAGAAAGAAAGTTTAGAAAAATATATGAATACAATAAATATAGAAGATTTATAAATGAAGCTCCTTTACGACCTGATGATGAGGGTGCAGCAGATAGATATATACACCCAGACATAAAGTCTGGACTTTCTGGTCAAGAAGATTCAGAATCTACACCTTTTGATAAAATTGATTTATTCCAAAAAGGAGAGCCTGATTTTAAGACAATTTCAAAATTAGGAACTGAAGAGTTTAATGAAGTGTTAGCAAATGCAAGAGAAGCTGGTTTGTTAAATCAAATGTCTATGATGCAAAATGTAATGATGGCAAGTATGATTGAGCAAAGACATAAAGAAGCTTTAGAGCAACTTGCATTAAGAGTGGTTAAAGATGCATTTAAAGTTGAAGATAGAATAATGGACAAAATAAGTGCAGACTTAAGAAGTTTAGAAAACGGCCCAGATATAGACATGGAAGAAGACAATGGGGAAGAACAGGAAGAGCAACTTCAACAAGTTTTAGAAGATGAATTTACAGAACAAGAACAAGAAATTATAAAAAAGCATATAAGCAAAAGGGTTATGCAAAATCTACTTTCTATGGGAGCAGGATATGCAACTCATAAAAAAATAAAAATAGAAGATGTAAAACAAGCATTAGATGCAATAAACCCAGAACTTTATCCAATATATGCTCAACTTATGCCAAATGTAGAATTAACAACTTGGCAATTTAGCCCTAAACAAGTTGGTATAAGACACAATATGGGTAAATCTGAATTAGAATTTGGAGGACCTCAAGGAGAAAGAGAAGACCAAGAAGGCCAAGAAGAACAAGGAGATGATGAACCAGGAATGGAAGAAGTTAGAGAAGTTACTGGAGCTAAAGGTTCTGCTCATTTATTTCCTATACTAATACATGAAGTTGCAAAAGCTTATTTAGAATATATATTTGCTTACAGTATAGAAAATATACCTGCAAACATGAGAAAAGCTGTTTTGGGTAGAGCAGATTCTTACCAAGAAGAGCACTGGATGAAACTTTTAGGTAATAGAGTTTGGAAATATTTAAATGACTTAATTAAACTTATAGTCGAAGACCCAAACAATGATTATGATAATGGTATTTATTCAATTTTATTATACGAATTAGCAATGTTAGAACCAGACGATTTTTTAAATTTGATGGACACAGTTTTACATGATGGAGCTGAAGCTATACCAATGCTTACTAATTTGTTAGATGAAATACAAGAAGATATTGATAACTATGAAGAAGAAAATGATGGAGAAAAACCAGAAGCAGATGATATAGTTACAGGAGGAGCAGATAATACAGATGATATTTTAAGAGCTCTTAACAATGATGATGAAAGGTTAGAAGAGCCAGAAGTAGAAGAAGAAGAGCCAGCTCCAACAAAGAGATTAGAAGATATGGAAATTGATGAGCTAAATAATGCTTTAGCTAAAGCTTTAGGTAGTGAAAATTATGAAAAAGCAGCTCAAATTAGAGATGAAATAAATTCAAGAGGATAATTCTTTACTTTTTGCTTCTATTTTATAAATTTATAAAAAAATAAATTATGAAGAAAACTAAAAATTCATCTGTAAAAAAAAGATTGGCTGTAAAAAAAGGTAAGAAAAAAGTTGCTAGAAAAAAAATAGCTAAAAGACACCTAGAAGAAAAAAGAATCAAAAAAGAAGCTCTAAAAAGAAAAGAGGAAAAAATCTGGGAAGAGCATTATAATAGTCTTATAGGACAATAACAAAAAGCACTTTATAGTGCTTTTTTTTTGTAAAACTTTTTATACAACTATTTATATTATATAGTTATTATGATTACAAAAAAGCAGTTAGATTATTTTATTTTGAAAGAGGCTTCTAAGATAATAAAAGAAGACCTTCAAGCAGACATGCAAAATATTAATGACGAATTTGACGAAAAAGACCAAAAAGTTAAAGATAGCATAAAGAAAACTCAACAGAGTATAGAAAAAAATAGAATATCTACAACCTATCATAATAGCATGCTCTCTAAAGAGGTTGACAATGTTGGAAAACAAAAATGGCAAAATTTTATAAAAGGAGATAATAAAAAAGCTAAAGATTTATCTCAAAAACTAAAAGATGAACAAGCAAGAGCAAACGATTTAAAGAAGCAAAGGTCTGAACAGATAAAAGCTGCTCAAAAATCTGATGCTGATGCCAAGAGAGCAGAAGCAGAAGATGCTAATTCTGATTCTAACATTCAAATTAATATAAGTGAAGAGATGGAACAACAAATTCAGCCAAAAAAGAAAGATTTAATAGTTAGGTTTGATAAAAATACAAACTCTCCTTTTACCGTAAAATTCACAGATAGAGGTTTTGTGGTCGGAAATACAAGATTAAGCTTTGAAACTATTGAAAGAGCAATATCAAAAGAGTTCTCAATAACTTTAAAAACTGGTTTAATATTAACACCAGTAAAAATGCAGAAAATATTAAAGTACAAAAACAGGTATTAAATATTTTCTAAAAAACTCTTCATAATATGAGAAGAAGAAAGTTAATTTTAGAAAATAAAGTAATAAAACCAGAAACTTCTGGATTTTATATAGGAAATCATGGTCGTTTTACTACTAAAATTTTTTCAAATGTAGAAACTTTTCAACCTTTTGAGCCTTTAAGGTCAAATAGGTTTATAGTTGATTTAGAAATAGACTCAAACTCTTTATGCAAAAAAATACCAAATTCAAGAATAGGAGGTTTTAAGTTTGTTTCTAGTAAAAGTGGACAAAACATAGAGATAGAATCAATGTTGTCCATAGATGGGTGGATAGATGAGTTTTTAAAAGCAAATATTTGTAAGTTATATATTGTAGATGCAATAGGTAAGATAATAAAGATGTTTGACTATGATATTGTAAACATAGGATACCAATATGAATTAAATTATGAAAATTCAGAGGTAATAAAGCCTAAGTTTTTATATAAAATAGTTTAACACTTTGCTTTTTTTAAATTATTTTATATATTTGTATGGTTAATAAAAATTTAAAAAATAAATAAAAATATGGATTTTATAGGAAACTCTTTAAAACCTATCGTTACAGGTTCTAACTATAAAAATTTAAACCCTATAGATTTGGTTTATCAAACTCAAGAAGAATATTGTGAATCAACATCTAAAGTAATTAACGCATTAAACAGCAGTTGTAGAGTTGGTCTTTTAGATTCTGATAGTAAAAAGTATGTTGTAGAAATTCTTGATTGCAGATATGATACTTCAGAAAATAGAATAACAATCTACCCAGAGTCATGTAGAAAGTTTAAGCCTAATAATAAAAAATAAAATTAATAATATGTCTGCTTTAAATAAAATTTTAGATAATTATAACGAATTAAACTTAGAAAGAAGAGAGCTTAATTCTAAAGCTGTAAAAATAGGATTCAAGCCTGAAGTTCCAAAAATGCCTAAAAAAACTAGTGATTTAAAACTTTTACAATCTACTTTGTCTGGGTTTGTAAAAAGATTTGGAAACTGGAAGCTTAATTTGAAAAAATTTGAAGAATCAAGAAATTAAGACTTTTTGTCATAAATTATAATATTTTTTTTAATTAAAAATGCCTTATTGTCAGAAATATAAGGCATTTTTTTATTGGTATATGTTTTGACAAAGAAAAAACATAACTAATAAAAATAAAAAAGATGTTAACTATTAAAGAAAAAAAGTTCCCAACAAGAATTCCTGACTTTCACTTGTTAGGAAATACGTTTAGACAATTAGACAAAATTTTTTTAGATGATTTTGAAAATTTATTCCCAACAAATAGAATAAGTAGAGATTTTGTTTTTAATAATGTAAAGTCTAATTTTTTAGAAGATGACAAATCTTTTTCCCTAGAAATTCAAGTTCCTGGTGTTAAAAAAGACTTAATTGATTTGTCTATTGATGATTTTACTTTAAAGGTGGAGTTTAATAAAAAGGAAGAAGTTCTAAATGAAGATTCTAAAGTTAAATTAAAAGAATTTAAAGTAGAATCTTTTTCAAGAAGCTTTTTGTTGCCTAAGTCTTCAGATTTAGATAAAATAACTTCTGAGTATGTAGACGGAATATTATTCATTAATATACCTAAAAAAGAATCTGAAATAAAAAGAAAAAGAACTATAAAAGTTAAGTGATTTGTTTGGTTGTAATTTTTAAAAGAGGCTTTTTTAGCCTCTTTTTTTATATATTTTAAAATTGATGAACTAAAAATAGTTTTTTGTTGACTTTTATAATAAACATATTATATTACCAGTTAATAAAATAAAAATTATGGAAGAAGTTCAAAATTCAAGAATCTCAGAAGATTATGGAGTAAACAATGAGGAAAAAGTTAATACAAAATCTGAAATGCAATCCGTTTTAAATTCTACAGAAACAGTATTGCCAAAAACTAATGAAGCTCCATCAACATATATAGAAATAATATCTGAAAAAGATGCATCAGGTCAACCTGTTAGTGCATTAGAAGTTGATTTAATTATCTCTAGAGAGAAAGGTAAAGAGACTAGACGTTTATCTATAAATTTTATGGGAATAGATATGGAAAAAAAAGAAATGGTTGAAAAATCAGTAGATATAGATAGGCAAAGCTTTGAAAGATTGAAAGATTTTTTCTGTAACTTAGATTGGAATAGTTAATCATAATTAAAAAAAAAACATATTTATAATAAATAGAGTTTCTAAAATATGAGAATATCCAAAAAAATATCTTTTGAAAAAGCAAAAAAACTAGAAAGGTTTAGCTTGTTGAAAAAGAAAATAGAAAAGTCTATAAAAAACAAACCAGAAAGTCCCATATCAAAGTTAGAAGATATTTCTAAATTAAATTATTATCTAGTAATAGATTGTAAAGATGTGTCTGAAGAATTTAATTTTGACAATGACAGTGGAAATTATATTTTATTCTCAGATGAAGATACAAATAGAAAATTTATAAAATTTCTTGAAAAAAAGAACTCACAACCAAGCTATTTTAAAAAGTTAGGCTTGTTTTACGATTTGTCTGGTTGCTATTTAGTTGCAACAACTAACAAAGAAAAAAATAAAATATCAATATATAATACAATAAATAATGTATCTTGTAAAATGGATATAGAAAATCTCCCACCAGATTTTAGGAAAATGTGCAATGATTATGAAAACAATAATATGATGAAAGATATTAGAAATAACACAAATCTTTCAGATATATTAGATGTAAGCACAGAAGAAAGGGATAAAATAATAGAAAGTATAGTAAGCAGTATAGTTTTTAAAGAAATTCCAAATCAAACATTCTACCCAGGGTATAACATATCAAGCTCTTATGATGTGGATAACTTTACAGGTCATGACATGGAGTTTGTAATAGAAAGTAAAATTAATGATATATATAACATTCCTTTTTTAAATGAGGTAATGAAGAGTGCAATCAAAAGTGATAACTTTGAACTTTGCGCTAAAATAAGAGATAGAATAGCTTATTTAAAAGCCAAAAAATAATCATTTATTTATTCTTTAAATTAATTTTGTAAAAAAAAAATCAATTTTTTTGTAATATTTTTATTTTTGTTTCGTTTATGTTTTGTAATCAATTTTATAAAACTATGAAGCAATTTAAAATTCAAAAAACATTAACTGATAGAAGCGAAAAATCTGTAGAGAAATATTTCAATGATGTAAACAAACAAAAAGAAATCTCTCCAGAAGAAGAGGTTGAATTGTCAAATAGAATTAAAGAGGGTGATGAAAAAGCTCTAGAAGAGTTGGTTGTTGCAAATTTAAAGTTTGCAATTAGTGTTGCAAAAAAATACCAAAACATGGGATTAGAATTAACCGACTTGATAAATGAGGCTAATATAGGCTTGATAAAAGCAGCTGAAAGATTTGACTCAAGCAGAGGTTTTAAGTTTATATCTTATGCTGTTTGGTGGATTAGACAATCTATATTACAAGCTTTGTCTGACAAAAACAGAATCATTAAAATACCTTCTAATAAAAATTTACTTGTTAGTAGATACTATGCTTCATTATCTACTTTAAACCAACAACTTGAGAGAAATCCTACTTCTTTAGAGTTGGCAGAACATATGGAAATTTCTCTAAAAGAAATTAAAGTTTTAGAAGAAATTTGTTCAAAAACAGATTCTTTAGATAGAAAAATTTCAACAGAAGATAACTCTTCGCTTTTGATAGATGTAATACCAAATGATTCTAGCGATAAAGAAGTTTTAATAGACGAATCTTTAACTAAAGACATGGAAAGAGCTTTGAATATTCTAAGTCAAAGAGAAGTTTATGTTATAAAGAAATTGTATGGAATAGGTTGTAAAGCAAAAAGTAAAGAAGAATTGGCTTATGAGCTAGACTATTCAGCTGAGAGAATTAGGCAAATTAGTAGAGGTGCAGAAAAAAAATTGTCTAGAAATAAAAGCGCTGTAAATTTGTTGAAAAAGTATTTATAATACATAACAAATAAAAGAGAGGATTGTTAGTAATTATTTTACTAGCAATTCTTTTTTATTATAAAAAAACATTATATTTGTAACAATTTGCAAATACTAACATATACAAATGAATGAAACAAATAAAAATAACCAATCAAATCACTAACAGAGATAGTGATTCTGTAAAAAATTACTTATCAGAAATATCAAAAATAGAATTACTAACAGAAGAAGAAGAGATTAATTTATCTGTTAAAATTAAAGAAGGAGATGAGCTGGCAAAAGAAAAGCTTATAGTTTCCAATTTAAAATTTGTAATAACTGTAGCTAAACAGTATCAAAATCAGGGAATACTATTTGAAGATTTAATAAATGAAGGAAATATTGGACTGATAAAAGCTGCTGAAAGATTTGATTCAACTAGAGGTTTTAAATTTATATCTTATGCTGTTTGGTGGATTAGACAATCCATAATGGAAGCTTTAGCAAACAACTCAAGACTTATAAGAATTCCATCTAATCAAATTACTTCATTGTATAAAATGAATAAATTTTTTCAAGATTTTGAACAGAAAAATCAAAGACCTCCAACAGAAGAAGAAATATCAGAAATGATGGAAGAAGATGTGAAAAAAATAAGCACACTTATAAGAGTTAGTAAAAAACATTCATCTCTAGATGCTCCGATAAAAAATGATGACGATAGTGGTTCTAATACTTTGAATGACCTTATAATTCTAGAAGAAGAAAACAATATAGAGATGTTTATGGATAAAGAATCTTTGTCGACAGATATAGAAACAGTAATTTCAACATTAAAACTTAGACAGAGAGAAATTGTTTGCATGTACTACGGCCTTATGGGTTATCCAAAAATGACATTAGAAGAAATTGGAGAATATTATGAATTGACAAGAGAGCGTGTTAGACAAATAAAAGATGCAGCAATAAGAGTTTTAAAACACAGAAGTAGAAGTAAAATTTTAAAGCAACACTTAAAGTAGTATGTGTTATGTATTGTTAAAAGATATCCATTTTAAAGATGATAACTATGTAGAAGAGGGTTCTAAAGTTATAGTTATACATGAAGATTCTGATGGTATGTTAAAAGTTGAAACTTGTGAAAATGAAAATGTAAAAAGAATTTTTTGGGTAGAAAAAAGTCTTTTAAAAAAATATAAAAAATAAATTATGAAATTAAATTTAGATAAAGACTTGGTGTTTTTTGATTTAGAAACAACAGGAGTTAGCGTTTCAAATGATAGAATAGTTCAGATAGGAATTGTGAAAGTTTTTGCTGATGGAAGAGAAAATCTTGAAAAATGTAGATTGATAAATCCTACTATTCCAATTCCAAAAGAAGCTTCAGATATTCATGGAATTACAAATGAAGACGTTAAAAATGAACCAACATTTCAACAGCTAGCAAAGGGGTTGAAAAATTTAATAGGAGATGCAGATTTGTGTGGCTTTAATAGCAATAGATTTGACGTTCCAATGTTAATTGAAGAATTTAATAGAGTTAATTTAGATTTTGATATGACAAATAGAAAATCTATTGACGTTTGGAAAATATTTCAAAAGATGGAGCCAAGAAATTTATCTGCAGCATATAAATTTTATTGTGGAAAAACTTTAGAAGGAGCTCATGACGCTTTAAATGATGTTAAGGCAACTGCAGAAATTTTAAGTTGTCAAATTAATCATTATGATGGAGTAGATTACGAAGATGGAAATGGAATTATAGAAGAAAATCCAATCAAAAATGATATGCAAGCATTGCATGACTTTACAAACTTTTCAGGTCAACTGGATTATGCTGGCAGAATTATTTTAAACGAAAATGATATACCCGTATTTAACTTCGGAAAATACCAAAATCAATCTGTTGTAGATGTAATAACCAACAACCCAGGTTATTATAGCTGGTTTATGAAAGGGGAGTTTGCAACTGACACAAAAAAAGTTCTAGAAAATATAATGGAAAAAAATAGAGCAGAAATACATGAATCCAAATTACAACAATAATTTTTGTAAAGTTTTAGGACATTATTGTTGGAGTGGTTTTAATGATAGGCGCCCACATTATATGAGTTCACAAATGTGGAACACGACAATTGTTACATTAATAAATAGACTTTCTGCAATCTCTAATATTAATAATGGATATTTACTAGATACTGTGATTTGTTCTATGGATATGATGCCTATAATTAGTAGTATAAGTATGTTTTCAGAAACTAATGTTAATAATTTTGGAACATTTAAGTTAGAACCTAATTTATTGTATTCTGGAGAAATTTCAAATAGATATAAAGTTTATTGTGACCTTTCACAAGTAACATTCAGAAAAAGAAATCTTATTCTAGAAAGAAAAGGTATGGGTATTCCCAACAGTTTTGTTTTATTATTTAACAAATCAAATAAAGCTGGATATATTATTAGTGCTATTCTTTAAAGTTTTATAAATGAAGACAAGTAAATCAATACAGATAGATGCTTTTGAACAAAAAGAGTTTGATGAAATGTTATCAAAATTAACAGATGAACAAAGAAAGTTTGTTACATATGATGGAAAGAAATCTATAATAATGTCTTCAACTGCTGGTTCAGGTAAATCTTTCTGTTGCGTTCAGAGGTTGAAAGTTTTATTAAATAGAGGAGTAGACCCAAAGAAAATAATATTCTTTAGCTTTACAAACGCTGCAGTAGACGAATTGAAAGAAAGAGTAAATAATAAAGATATAAGAATAACTACAATACATTCTTTTTGTTTTTGGATGCTTCACAGAATGGGTAAATTTAAAAAGGTTACAAATTTTTATGAGTTTATAGATTGGTACAAAAAAAAGAATGAACCAAGCTCAAGAGCTTCTGAAAAAGAAAAATTTGAGTTTGATAAAAAGATTTCAAATTTATATGATGATGCTGATTTTTTTGATTCAAATATATCTTCTTATAAATTGCAAACAGCTGACGGTATAAAAGTCAGAATACCAGATTATTTTATACAATATTCAAAGTTTTTAAAAGAAGAAAGAAAAAGAGATTTTGCAGACATATTAGTTGATGTAAGAAATCTTTTAAAAGAAAATAAGTGGTTGAAAATGTTTAAAGATAAATACGATTATTTGTTTTTAGATGAATATCAAGATACTAGTGCTATACAAATGGATATTCTTATGAGATTAAATGCTAAATATTATTATCTTGTAGGAGATATAAACCAATCAATTTATGGATATAGTGGAAGCAATTGCAACCACATCGAGGATAGATTAGAAAAAAGAAGAAAAATAGAAAGAATGTCTCTGTCTATAAATTTTAGAAGCGCACCTAAAATAGTAGAAAACTCTAATAAGTTTTCAAATTTAAAAGCCACTCCTTTTAACAGTTTTGATGGAGAAATACAAGAGAGTTTTGTTAGTTTTGATAAGTTGATTGAATTAATTAAAAGTGATGAAGAAGTGGCAGTATTAGCAAGAACAAATTTTATAGTAAAACTTATAGAGTTTAATATGCTTAAAAGAAAAGTTCCAATGAAATATTTCAACTATCTTAAACCTAAAGATATAGAAGAAATTAAAAGCGGAACAGAAAATCGTTTAATAAAAAAAAGAGTTGAATATATTTTAGAAGATTTTGTTGGAACAAAAGATGATTTAATTAAATTTATAGAGGACAATCAAAATAATAACAGCTTTGTTACTACAATACATAAATCAAAAGGTAAAGAATATAATACTTGTATTGTTGTAAATTCAATATCAGAAGATATAATAGAAAAAAACGAAGTAAAAATACCAGATAACAAAAAGGAATTTTATACATTCACATCAGATATGGAAAATTATCAAGAAGAAAAAAATGTTCACTATGTTGCCATATCTAGACCTAAAAAGAAGTTGTATTATATGTTATTACAATTTTAACGTTTAGTATGGAAGTAATTAAAAAACACATATTGCTAGAAGGTAAAAAGTCAATCAATGGATTAGAAGTATCTAATAATTTAGGATGTATGACTTGGCATGAAGCTGTTGAAGTTTGTAAAAAGCTCGGACCAAGATGGAGATTGCCAACAAAAGACGAATTGAATATGCTTTACGAAAACAATGAAGAAATTGGCGGTTTTGCTAATGTCTTCTATTGGAGTTCTACGGAGGTCGGTTACAACCTTGCGTGGAAACAGAATTTCCTCGATGGTTACCAGCTCAACTTCAGTAAGAACTACTACTACTATGTTCGTGCTGTTCGGGCTTCTTAACAATTTAACTATTCAACAATTTTATAATTAAAATTAACCTTATACTATAACTTTAATATGGCTATTGTAACTGTTTGATTTATAATTAAAAAGTTTATTATATTTATATAAAAAATGAGTATATGAAATCTATAAAATATATAACAATAATATTTTTTTTAATTTTTTTATTAAAAAATTTATCTTTTTCTCAATCAACAAAAATAACTGTTAGTGATGGATTTTGGTCTAATCCTTTAGTTTGGGACAATGGAATACCACAAAGTGGAGATAATGTTATAATAAATCACACATTAGAAATAGACGTAAAAGACACTGTAACAGATATTACAATTAATGATATTACCATTTTATATGACACCATTTTTGTAAAAGGTGTTCTAAATATTGAGTCTGACATATCTGGTGGGGTCTTATTTTTTATTAATAATAGTGTTGATAAAGGTAGGCTTGGCGCAACATCTGCAGGAGAATTGCTTTCTGAAGTTGTATGGCAAAAGTGGATTGAGCGTTGTGATGGTTGGGGAATGTATGGAGGGCCTTTTGAAGTGTCTATAAGCGATTATGGATTTTTTCATACAGGTGTACCCGGAAGTTCTTTTCCTTCTTTTTGGACTAATACTTATATTTATGATGAAACAACACCTGATGTTGATAGAAATATAGGATGGACAATCCCTGGAAATATAAATGATATTTTGCCAAGAGGTTATTCAATATATTTGTTTGATTCTTCTACAACCTCTCTTACAGAAAGTTTTAATATACAATTAAATGGTTTTGTTGATTTAACAGAAAATTTTGACTATAGACCAAATTATTCAGGAGTAAATAATAGTGACGAAAATGGCTGGAATTTAGTATCAAACCCTTTTTTGGGAACTATTGATTGGGACGCAGCAGGATGGAAAAA